CTCTGGTTGTGGATCATTAAAGGTGCACAAATATAAAATAACTATATATTTCATTAGTATTGCCTGGAGGATTTCTCCACCAGGCAAAAATGTTATTGATTACTCAACAGCATAGATAACTTGACATTTAATAGTACCAGTAGCTGTTCCACCACCAGTAGTTACTAAAACATCAGTTTCAGCTGTTTGTTCGTATGCAACACCATCGATAGCACCATCTTCAGACATGATAACTTTTCCAGCAGTAGCAGCAGCTGTTGCTGTTATATATCTGTCTGCATCAGCACTATCTCCAACTGCAAGAGTTACTCCAGATCCTAAAGCATCATGATGAATTACTACATCATAAACTTTTGCACCTTTTGGTAATCTCGCAACTGAGATGTCTGAGCCAGAAGCTAAAGAAGAAGCTTCATAGACATCGTATTGCACTCTTAATTTACCAGACCATTCTGAACTATCAGCATTAACAGCTGGAGATGCAGTAATGTTGGTAAAGTTAGTACCTTTTACACTAGCCATATTAATATCCTCCTATTAGCTTTCTACGCATTCAATTGTGCAAACTTTTTCTTCTTCCATTCTAGTTGCACCGATTGATTGACATACATAGATTTGTGTTGCATAGCCTTTGTCAGATCTTTCATCTATTCTAGTCATAAGATCTTGTCCGATTGCCATTTTGCAACCATCCATAGCCCACACTAGAGCTAATCTTTTTGAACCAGTTTTTGATAATCTGTTTGAGACTATAAAGTTAAAACCAAGAAAAGTATTAACTTCGCCATTAGCTAAAGCTTTAACAGAGTTAAAGTCTGAGCTAGTAACTTCAGTTGTACCTAAAAGATCTGTGATCTGTTTTGGACTCACACAGATATATCTTGGTATGCTTGCGTCAACTGATGATAAATCTAAAATCTCTTTTGCAGATCTTAGTTTAGCAATAGTTAAGCCAGCTGAACCACTTTCAGTTATCTTTTGGCTTGATGGAAGAGTAGTAGCTGTAGAGCCAGTCTCTCCTGTGTAAGCTGTTCCAGATATAGCTGAAATGATTTCATCATCTTGTGCTCTTCCTAATGCGTAAGCAGCAGCCATTGCGTAAGATGATGTTGGATCGATCAGAGTTCTGATCTTATCTTGATTGTCGATTAGATCAGCATACTCATAATCTACCAAAGACACTCTTCTTCTTGCATGTGGTGTATCAATCTGTGGTGTGTCTGAATGTCTGCTAACTCGTTTTTGAGCTGTAGCAACTCCAACTTGGTCAAAAAAACTATTTTTGCCAACCACAGTTTCAACATCAACTGCATTTCTAAGAAGAGAACCTTTTTGTTGTGATAGCATTTGTACATTGTTTGAATACTGCTGTACAAAAGCTGTAGTTATTTGGTTAGACATGATTAATGTCCTCCTTCTTTTGGTTGATTATTGATTTAATCGAATTGATTTTCCTCGGATGAGGATCTTTTCTTTGGCTTTATAGTCTCCAATTAGACTTGTTTCTTAGAGGTCTTTTCAGGTTGTCTCTTAGAATTTTTTTTATTAACCCAGTCAAAATATCTTTCAGCTATTGGCAGAGGATCTCTACGATCATTCTCTGGTCCAAATTCAGTAGCTAATCTTAAACATTCAAGTTTAATTTCTACTTCTGAAATATCTTCTGATGGTTCAAACTTATCTTTAGCCATTTAGCATCTCTCTTAGTTTAAGAACTTCCTCAACAGATTTTCTGTGATTTGGATGTGTCTTATTCCAATAAGCAGATCCTTCTTGCGTAAGTTCAGTTATTTCTTTTTCAATATCTTTAGCAGTCATATATTGAGATCCATCTCCTTGAATGATTGGATCTTCAGATAATTTATCTGCTAATTCAGAGAAAGCTTTTATAACTGTTAAGTTATCTCCTAATCTTGATCCATCTTTTAAAATGGTATCATTTAAGAAATCTTCTCCTAAAGAATTTACAGCTAACTTCTTCGCCTGGTCTAATCGTTTAGCATATTGAGGACCAAACTCTTTTTTAAGTTCAGCTTCAGTATTCATCTGAGCTTGAGCTGCTTGTTCTTCTAAAGACTGTGATTGGTTTTGATTTAGCTCGTTATAAAATTTAATTAAACCTTCAGCTTGTTTAGGAAGTAATCCTAATCTGTGTGCAGTTTCATTAAATGCTTTAACAGAGTTTTCGTCAACTTCTTGATCTTTAAAATTATATTTGTAGCCATCTGGTGTATCTGGTGCACCAAGTCTTTTAAATACTTCATTCCAATCCTCATCAGTTGCATGCTTATTAGGAACTGGAATTTTATCAGCTCCAACAAGTTTTTGTGCATGAAGATAACTTTTTACAAAGTCCTCCATGTTGTTAAAATTACTTAAAGATTTTTCTTCTCTAAAATTTTCTGGAATTAAATCTTGAAAGTTTGTTTGTTTTGGCTGTTCAGTAAGAACAGTATTATTTACTTCAGCAGTTGCCTCAGTATTCTGAACAACAGCTGTAGTTTGTTCAGATTGCACCTCTGGTGCAGTTGTCTGATTATCCATATATATTACCTATGATTATTTTGATTTAAGCATTGCTTTAATGAACAAAGCGATTGATCTTTGTCCTTCAAGAAATGCAGTCTCATGACTGTTATCTTTTGAGAAAGTTGTCGAACTCTCATGACATCTTATAGAGATGTCGTCTAAAACTCTTTTGCCTTCAT